AAGAACGAGGGCCGCTCCGTCAAGGAAGGCCGTCCGATCTACGACGACATGGAGATCTGCGAGATCCGTTTCGCCGGATCACGCAATGTTTCAGTTTTCCCGGCGCTGGCTTTCTCGCACTGGGGCAACGATGACGCGACGCAGGAGCAGATCGCGATCACCTACGCCGAACGATTTCCCCGCCAGTACCGGCAGTTCAAGGAACACACCATGCAGACCAAGAGCGGCACGCCGCTCACGCATGTGCCGTTCCTCACCGAGGCGCGCCGGGCCGAGTTGCGGGCGCTCAACATCTACACCGCCGAGGCGCTCGCCCATGTCGACGGCCAGGAGCTGAAGAACCTGGGATCGTATGGCCGCGACTTGAAGAACAAGGCCATCGAGTTCATCGCCGAAGCCAAGCTTGGCGCACCGACCGCCGAGGTGATGGCGGAGCTGGAGGCGCTGCGGGCACGCAATCAAGTTCTCGAAGACGACGCCAAGGCGATGATGGAGGCGGGTCCGACCACCACAGTGCAGATCGAGGGCGAGGCCGGGCATTTCGCCCACATGACGCCAGAGATGCTGCGCGACTTCATTAAGACCAATACCGGCCACATGCCGCACGGCTCGCTGAACCGGAAGACCCTGGTGCGAATGGCCAGTGAGGCGCAGCAGAAGGTTTCCTGATGTCATTGCTGACGGTGGTGAGAGATGTCTGTTCCGTTGTCGGCGTTGATCTGCCGACTTCGATATTCTCGACGCAATCCACCGACCGCACCCTGCAAGAGCTGCTGTCGCTCGCCAACGAGATGGGCGAGCGCATTGCGTCGGACACCCGTGAATGGACGCAGATGAAGGCGCAGGCGACGTTCACGGGCGATGGCACTACCACGGCGTTCGATCTACCGGCTGACTACAAGCGCATGCTACTGTTGTCCAATGTCTGGCGCTCGACCACCCGCGTGTCGCCAATGCGCTTCGTGCCGGACACCGACGAGTGGCTGAACCGCCGCGCCAGGAACTACTACGACAGTCGTGGCGAGTGGACGATGCTGGGCGGCCAGATGCTGATCGCCCCGGCGCTGGAGGCTGGCGTCACCGCGACGTTCCCGTACCTGAAGAAGAACTTCGTCAAGCTGTTCGCTGGAGGTTACGGCGACAGGTTCATGAGCGACGGCGACGACTTCATCATGGGCGACCGCATCCTCAAGCTGGGTATGACGTGGCAGTGGAAGGCGCAGAAGGGCTCGCCCTACGCCGAGGATCTCGGCACCTACGGCGACGCCCTACTGATGCTGATGGGTAATAACCAGCCTGCGCCGATCATCGCCGGGCGGATGCCGGTATCGACCACAGCCACCATTGCCTACCCATGGCCGGTGCCGACGCCATGAGTGGACAGCAGGGCTTCAAACGGGTGCCGGTGCCGCCGCAGAACGCGCAGCAGTACCAGACCACGACTATCCCGGCTCCGGCTCGCGGTATCATTCTGAGCGAGAACTACACGTTCATGCAGCCCGGCGGGGCGATGGTTCTCGACAACTGGGTACCGACCATGCGCGGCATCAAGCTGCGCGGCGGCTGCGTCGAGTGGTGCGACCTAGGCGAGAACACGCCGGTCATATCGGGCTTCGAGTACATCACCAGGAACGGCGAGCAGATGTTCGCTGCCACCGCCAGCAACCTCTACAACGTCACGGTGTCGGGCTTTCCGGTCGTCGCCGCGTCTGGGCAGTCGTCCGGCAACTACTCCGCCTCGCAGCTGTCCAACCAGGGCGGCGACTACCTGATGGCGGTCAACGACGGTGGCGACTTCCCGCTGCGCTTCGACGGCACGACGTGGACGAAGCTGAGCGGCGGCGAGATCACTGGCCCGGTGGACAGCGCCGTCGTGGACGGCAGAAACCTGTCCTACGTCTGGAAATACCGCAATCGCTGGTTCTTCATCGAGAAGGACAGCATGAATGCGTGGTACCTCCCGCTCAACGCCATCCAGGGCGCGCTGCTGATGATCCCGCTGTCGGGCTCAACCACCAAGGGCGGCAGCCTGCTGTTTGGCGCGACGTGGTCGATAGATGCTGGCGACGGCACCGACGACAAGTGCGTGTTTGCCACCGACCAGGGCGAGCTACTGATCTTCACTGGCAGCGACCCGTCGACGGCGACCAATTGGCGGCAGGAGGGCCGTTATCAGGTCAGCAAGCCAATGGGGATGAATGCTCACATTCCGATTGGCGGCGACTTGCTGATCGCCACTACGGACGGCATCGCGCCGATCTCGCAGGCTATCACCAAGACCGCCGAACAGCTCGAACTTGCCATGGTGACGCGCACCATCAAGACAATGTGGCGAGACATGGTGGTACAGCGCCGATCTTTTCCATGGACGATGAAGAAGTGGGACGAGTACGGCGGCGTGTTCGTGACATGGCCGGGCGGGCGTCCTGGCGAACTGTTCTCCGGCTGCGCCAACAGCGCCACCGGAGCCTGGGGGCGCATCGTCGGCTGGGACGCCATGTGCTGGCTGTACACCAACCGGCGACTGTACTTCGGCACCCAGGATGGCCGCGTCATGGAGGCCAACCGCACCGGCTATGACGACGGCATCCCGTACACCGCCGTGATGGTGGGCGGCTGGGAGATGTTTCAGCAGACGTCGGCGACGGTGGTCTGGCATCAGGCCCGCGCCTCGTTTCTGTCGGTGCCGGGCCAGCCGTTCAAGCCGCAGATCAGCGCCTGCGTCGACTACGTCATCAAGCTGCCGCTGCCGCCCATCGCCGGGCTCGATCCCGGCATCCCCGACGTCTGGGATCAGGGCCAGTGGGATCAAGCCAAGTGGGACCAGCCCGCCACGCTGTTCTCGCCCGTGGTGCGCAACACCGGCTGGGTGTCGGTGGGCAAGACCGGCTTCTCGCACGCGCCGGTCATGCAGATAACGGTGGCGCAGCAGGCGACGCCGAACGTGGAGCTGATCTCGATAGGCGCGACGTATGAGCGCCTGGGCGTCAACGTCTAAGGGAGTGAACTATGGCTCTGCCTCCGGCAGTACCCGAAGTTCCGGTGCCAGCAGTGCCCGCCGATCCGGCGGCCAACAGCATGTTCGCCAATTACGATCCGACCGGGTCGATGGGCGGCCTGTTTGCGCCTGCGTTCATCAAGGGCTTCGCGCCGTCCGAACAGGCGGTGTCGGCCTGGGAAGCGGCCAACCGTGGCGTGACACGGGCCGACGTCGACGCCACCCGCATGCCCGGCGACTTCACCACCAGCACCGAGCGGACGCCCGCCGACGGCGTTTACGGTACCGGCGTGCCGCAGCGACAGGCCTACGGCGGCGGATCTGTCGATCCGCTGGCGCTGCGGGCCTGGGCGCAGGGCGGCAAGTATGACCCCAACGCACGGCGGGCCGCTATCGCAGCAAGACTGGCAGGAATGGGCTAAATGCTGACGTATCTGTACGGAGCCGACGCGCTGGTCGCCAACTTCGTGGCGCAGATGATCCCGCATTGCCGCCGGGGCTTTGGCCCTGACGCTCGCGCTATTGGCGTCATGAAGGACGGCAAGCTGATCGCCGGGCTCTGCTACCACAACTACGACAGCGAGGCGGAGCTGATCGAGCTGAGTGGCGCTGCCATCGATCGATCCTGGCTGACCCGCGAAACCATAGCGCGGATGTACCGCTATCCATTCGTGCAGCTTGGCGTGCAGATGCTGGTGCAGCGCACGCCCATCGATGACGAGCGGCTGCTGCGCCAGCTCGCGGTCTACGACTACACGTTCATCAAGGTGCCGCGCATGTTTGGCCGCGAGCGCGATGGCGTGCTGTGCCTGCTTACCTACGAAGACTGGTGCGGCAATCGCTTCAACAAGCGGTTCAAGCATCACCTTCCCAACGATGCCGAACTGGAGGACGCCGCATGATCAACTATGCCAACCCGCAAGGCGTCGGAGCTACAGCACCAGGGATAGGTGCCGCCAATCCCGCCGGGATGCAGCGCGACGCCATCACCAATGCGCTGATGAACGTCGCCAACCCGCCGCCGCGCACGCCAGTGCCGGGCATGGGGCAGCAGCAGGGCAGCCAGATGCAGCCAAACCCGGCGCTGTCGCGTCCGCCGAATAATCTGGCCGGGCCAAGCATGCCGCCGCCGGGAGCCAGCATGGGTGCAGCCAACGCCATGCCTGGGATGCAGCCACCCAACATCATGGGTCAGGCCAACATGAACCCGACGGCGCTGACGCCGCCACCGGCAAACATGCTGCCGCCGACACCGGCCACCGGAATGCCTGCCGGTCCGCAGCCCGCCATGCCGGGTGTCGGCCCGTCACCGCTGACGCAGCAGCTGATGCCGCCAGGGGTCAATCCAGGAAACTACTAGATGGGCAAGTCGCAACCCTCACCGCCACCGGCACCCAATCCGCAAGCTACTGCGGCGGCCTCGACGTCGACCAACGTCGCGACCGCGATCAGCAATGCGTTCCTGAACAACACCAACCAGATCACGCCGGACGGTTCGCTGAATTACGACGTCACCGGCAACTATGCCTGGACCGACCCCTATACCGGGACGCAGATCAGCATCCCGACATTCACGGCGACGCAGACGCTGTCGCCGCAGCAGCAGGCGATCCAGGACCAAACCAACTCCAGCAAGCTGAACCTTGCCGGGATGGCGAATGCGCAGAGCGCCCGCCTGTCGGACTGGCTGTCCAAGGACATCAACCTGTCGAGCGCGCCAAACGCTGGCGATCCCAATGCAATCACCGGAGTGCCTGGAGCGGCGACGACATTCGGTGATGTCGGTAGCCAGCAGAGCAGCTTCGCCAGCGGCTACGGCGACCCCAGCAAGGTCACGCAGAGCTACGGCCCGTCCGACAACTTCAGCGCCGACCGGCAGCGGGTCGAAGACAGCCTGATGGCGCGGATCAATCCGCAGCTCGCCATCGAGAAGCAAGGCATCACCCAGCAGCTCGCCGACCAGGGCATCCGCTACGGCTCGCAGGCCTACACGTCGGCAATGGACAACTACAACCGGCAGGCCAACGACGCCCGCTTCGCCGCCGTCGGTCAGGCCGGTCAAGAGCAGCAGCGCCTGACGGACGAGGCGGCGCAGCAGGCAGGCTTCCAGAACGCCGCGCAGCAGCAGGCCTACAACGAGCAGCAGGGCATTGGCACGTTCGCCAATCAGGCGCAGGGCCAGAACTTCCAGCAAGCGGCGGCTCGAGCCGACTTCGGCAACGCAGGCCTCGCCGCCCAGGTGGCGCAAGCGCAGACCGGCTTCAACGCGCAGAACATGGCGCGCAACCAGTACATGAACGAGCAGTACGCGCTGCGCAATCAGCCTATCAATGAAATCTCTTCATTGATTAGCGGTTCGCAGATCAGCAACCCGAATTTCGTCAACACGCCGAACAACCAGATCCCGACCACCGACGTCGCTGGCCTGATCAACAATCGCTTCAGCCAGGACATGTCGATCTATCAGCAGCAGAACCAGAACTATCAGCAGCAGATGGCGGGCATCTACGGTCTCGCTGGCGGCCTGCTGAAGGGCGGCATGGGTCTGATGGGGATGTCGGATCGCCGCGAGAAGGAGAACATCAAAAAGATTGGCACGGTGTTCGCACATCCGTCGGCGGTCGCTGACGCCGATCACGACCAGCCCGGCTCGATCCTGCGCCCGCAGGAGGCCGATCACGACGAGCTGCCGATTTACTCCTACAGCTTCAAGCGCGACCCCAACTCGACCCGGCACATTGGCCCGATGGCGCAGGACGTCGAGAAGATCATTCCAGAGGCGGTCACCGAACGCGGCGGCATCAAGTACCTCGACCACGGCATGGTCATGGGCAACATTTTGAGGGCTGCATAACATGGCAGATGAAGGTTTTATCTTCGGCGGCAACACCGGGCTCAATGCCCAGGAGCTACAGCAGCGCCGCGCTATCGCCGCAGCCTTGGCCAGCAAGCAGAAGCCGTTTCCTAAGAACAAGGGCGAGGGCCTGACCTATCTCGGCGAAAGCTTCAACGAGGGTGTGCATGACTTCATGCTGGCCAGGATGGCGGCGCAGCAGAAG